CTTCATCATCTGAAAAACTCTTTAATAGTTCATATTTAAATTCTGTTATTAAATTTTCTTCCATCATTAACTCCTAGATATTGCCACTAATGCTATAATTAAATGTATCCCATCTTCCAAATATTTCTCCTGTTAAAGAATTTTTGTTTTCACATTTTGCTTTAGCTCCAACAATAGTCAACTGAACATAAGCCATTTGAATAGTATTTTCATCTAAATCACTACAATTAATAAAAATTCTTTTTTGATAATTAATTCCTTTTTCTTTTAATACTGCTAATATTCCCAGCATTAAACAACCTGAACCACATGCAGCATCAATTATTTTTATTCTTTTTTTTGAATTTAATTCTTTTATTAATTCATAAACTCTTGTTTCTGCCATAAGTTTTGAAAGATGAAATGGTGTAAAAAATTGACCTTTCATTTTATTGTGAATACCTAATTCATGATATATTTTGCCTAAGTAATCATCTATTTCTTTTTCAAATAACATTACCAGTTCAGCATGACATTCAAGAAAAACTTCAATTACTTTTTTACCATGTTTATCTACTATTCTTTTAAATTTTTCTTCCCTATCTGAATAACCTACTTTATTGCAAGTATTGGCATAAGTATAAAACATACATCTTACCCAATCAAAGAATATTTCATCATAGTTATATTTATGATCGAGATCTTGTATTTTTTTTACTATATTTTTGATAGAAGCTTCTCTAACTATTTCTTTTTTAGGAAGCTGTCCAAATCCAAAAAGGTTTAAGTTATCCTCCATTTTATCCTCCTAATTTTTAGTTTCTTTTTCCATAGTTTTATTTATGGCTTGCATTAAATCAAAGCCATTTACAGTACTCTTAATTTTTTCCTGCCATTTATCCCATATCATTTGACCTTTTTCGTCATATTTTTCTTTTATTTTTTCATCTTTAATTAGAGAAATGATTTTATTTGTTTCAAATGCAAAACCTATCATAGTCAAATGATTTTCAATATTATAAGGTTTTTCATTTATACATTTTTCTGCAACTTCATAATATTGTTCAAGTAAAACTTCTTCAAATGCTTTTTTAGTCAGATTTTCTACAATTTTTTCAAGTTTTTCTTTTATTTCTTCTTTTCTTTGAAAGTTTTCTTTATTATCCATTTTTATCCCCTCTCCTATTTAAATAAGTTTTTTCTTCTTTAAATCTGCATATTCTTCTAATTCTTTTACCAAATCTTGTTCTTTTACCTGGAACATTTTAAAATAATCTCCATTTTTTGAAATATATATCATACATTTTTGTGTTATAAATTGTTGTGGTATAAGTAAAATATTTGGTTTATCTAAAGCTTTACCTTTTTCTCTCTCTAAAAATGCTACAGTTATATCCTGTGTTCCTTTAGCTCTAACCCACCAATTTATATTTTTTTCACTTCTTACTGTTATAGAACTATATTTAACATCAATATTAAGTCCTTTGAAATTAAAGTCAAAAATTGGATTATTCTTTTTCCAGTATTTGTTAGCATCAATAGCTTCAGGAACTAATTTTTGAAAATATTCTTCAGCTTCTCCACCTTTTTTTCCAGCTTCACTTCCATATTTGATTTTATCTTGAATTTTTAAAATTCCACTTCTTAATAAGATCTTATGTGCAGTCAGTATTGGCAAACCACTTTTTCTAACAGATTCATAAAAATCACCACATTCCATGTATATCTCAATAATCTTTTCCAATATCTTCCACCTCCATAAGATATGTTTCATTACTTCTTTTAACAAACCAATTTTTTGAAACTCCAAGATGTAATGATAATGTCTGATCTCCATCTATTCTTTGAATTAAATACATTCCAGGACTTGTTTTAGATTCCATAATATATTTATATTTAGTAGTTTTGTATTCTCCAAAATATAAAAACTTTAATAAAATAATATCTCCTGGTTTTAATTCAATATTTAATTTATTATCAACAAGTTCTATTTTTTTCATTTTTTCCCTTTCTTTCTTCTGCTTCAACAATAAGTTCTGTCAATAAGTCACAGAAATACGGTGATTTAAAGTAAAAATCTTTTGGATACAAAGATAATTGATTATCTGTATCTTCTAAAAACTTATTAACATCAAGTCCAAAATTTTTTAGTCTTGAAAGTTCAAAATAAGTTCTTACCAATTTATCAAATTCTTTCAATCCAGGGTTAGCTTCAAAATAAACTTCATTTATTTCTTTTGTAAAATAATTATCTAAAAAATCTATCCTTGTTTGTATTTCAAGTTTTGCTTTAAAAATTAAGTTTCTAATTATTTCTTCAAGATCCCAATAATATAAAAATTTTAATTTAATAATCAGCAAATTCTTCTGGACAATATAAATAAACTTCTAATATAAAATTTTCTGAAAATAAAGGTCTATTAAGTCTGAAATAATATTCTTTATGTAACTGTTCATTAAGTTCATTTTCATACATCATTACTTCATCTATATCCTTAAATCTTATTTCTTCAATAAATTTCATTTGACTTCTTTCTTTTATTCTCATTATTCATTTCCTTCAATCTCTCCTGCTCTTACCTTAGCCCAGAAGTCTTTCCATTCTTTGCTATTTTTAACTTTAACTGCTTGTTTCTCAAATTCAAAATAGTTGCCTAATTCATATCTGTAAATATCTTCAACAGAACGATTTTCGTCAGTTACTGTTACTTCGCCAGTGCTTTTTATATAAAGATACACTCCACCTTTTTCCGCTCTCCATCTCTTAGGTATTCCATATTTTTCATTTATTTTATTTACTTTTTCTAATATATTTTTTAAATCTTCTTTATCAATTAAAAATATTCTGCTATCTTTACTTTCTTCTTCGCCTTGTATGTATAACTTATTATCACTCTTAATATATTCTGGCACTAAAAAACTCTCTACTTCTATTTCTTCATCATAAAATTCTCCTCTTTTTAACACTCCAAAATTTTGATATTTAATTCTTACTGCTACTCTATCAAAAACTTCTTGACTTTCTATCTCCAATACCTTTTCTTTTTCCATTACTTCCTCCTCACAAATCTATAAACTTCTATTTTCATTGCTCCTCCTATAAAAGTTCAGGAATTGCTATATCTTGATATACCCAATTCATATATTTGTTAGATAAATCAAATAATTTATTTAATTCTTTTTCATCAATTCCAATCTTTCTAGCAATTCCTCTCATTTTAGCAGTATTTAAATCTTTTACCATTCTAGCCCATGAACCAAGTGTTCCCATGAAACCAGCTGGAAGCCTTTGTTTAATATCATCAAGAGTTAAAATCAATTTTTCACTAATTCCATTGAGACATTTTTCAGTTTGTTTTCCAATCACATCTCTATAAAATAAGTTATTTTCAACATCTTCTCCTTCATCTTCAGACTCAAAATAAGTATTAAATATTTTATCTGCAACTGCTCTTGTTTTACTAATTAACATGAACTTATCAAATTTGATATAGCCTTCATTTTCTTTAATTTCTTTATCCCAAACCTCTTTATGTTTTTGACAAACAATTGAGATATTTAAAAGAGTCGTAGCAAACTTTGTAGCAAGAAGTTTTTCATCAGCTGGTTTTTTAATTATTTCAATTTCTTTTTTTTCATTTATTTTTATTTCCCTTTTCTCTGTTTTCTTTGCTTTCCTCATTCTTGACACCTTTCTCTGCCATAAGAGCAGCCAAAGCTATTTTTAAAATATCCATATTACCTTCCTCTATTATTAAATTTTTTTAAATAAAATTCATATTCTCCATTCTTTTTTAATCTTGATATTTTACTTGAACAAGTTCCAGGAGTTCTTTCTAGCATTAATCCTAATTCCTCTCTTTTCATAGTTTGATCATAACCAACTAAATCTATTAATTCATTAATAGTCCAATGTTTTCCAGTATTTTTAAATAATTCAGGAGTATAAACTAATCTTCCACTTTTATATCTTTTATTTGTTTTCATAAAATCACATCCAGCTTTCCAAAACTATAAATGGAAAATTTAATTTATTTTTTAAATTTTTCCAAAAGCTATTTTCCATATAATTCACTTCAAATCCTTTTATTTTTTCTTTCTTTTCATAAGCTATTACAACTGCTTCATTAAAACTGCTTGCAGTATATTCTCCATTAACTAAGTAAAAATTTTCTCCAATTTTTTTAATATCTAGTAACATTGATTCTCCTTTACATCCAACCATAATAATTTGATTGCCCTTTGAAGCCTTTTAAAACTTCCACACCTATAAAATCAAAACCATTTGTTCCTCTGCTACACCATCTCTTTTCATATTCATGAACTTCGTTAATTGTTCCAGTGAAATCCCAGCTTGAATATGATCCATCTCTATCTATAGCACCAAGTTGATTGATACCATAGATTTCTTTAAATGCTAATGGTCTACTTATCTTGTGTCCAAAAATATTAAATTTATCTTTTATAATTTCTATTTTTCTTATTTCTAGCATCTTATCCTCCTAAAATATATTGACACTACAAATAACTTTCTGCTAAAATAAAACTGTTTCGGGGCTTTATCAACACGAGCAAGTTATTTGCAGTGCAAAATGATAAAGTCTTTTTTAGACCAATCTATTTAAAACCTTTATGAAAACTTTAAGTTCTTCTATTTCATTCTTTAAATTAACAATTTTTGAAATTCCAAGCATAGCAACTGCTGCATCATCTTCCACAAGAGAGTTATTATAGTCTATTGTTGCTTGTGCTTTTTCTATTAGAGTTTTTTTATCAATAATCATAGTTCCTCCATAAGTTTTTGTAGACTGTTGATATATTCAGTCAATTCTTTTTTATATTTCTCTTTTTCTTCATCTTTTAACTTCTTAACTCTTTTTTCCATTTTTTTGATTTTATTGAAATTAAAATATTTTTGCTCTTTAACTTTAACTTCAACTTTTTCTTCTGCTTTTGGTGGAGCTAGAAGTTCTCTTATTTCTTTAACTTTTAAAACATCTGTACTTAAAACAGCTTGAACATCATCAAAACCTAATGAATTATGAGATAAAACTTTTATGGCTTGATCTGACAAACTAAATATTTTATCTTTATAATCAGGTTGCCAAAGATATAAGTCCCAACGCTTTAAAAAAACTGAGACCATATCCTTTGTAAGTCCTGCACTTTCATACCAAGCCATAAAACTTCCAGAAGGCTTTAATAATTTTGCTACTTCTGCTAAAGAGCTACATATATCAAAAAGATTATTTTTGTATTTCCTAAAACTATTAAGAAGTTTTACTTCTTGTTCTTCAATTTTTGCTTTATCATCATCAGAAATTTCGTAACTAGCGAAATCAAACTTTCTTAATTGGCTTCCAGCTAATGCTTCTTCAACTGCTTTCATTACATTATTTTCATTATTCATCTTCTATCTCCCTCCAAACTTTTACAAAAACATTTTTTATTTCATCCAATTTTTGAGACCTTCTTTCCCATAGTAAAGTACCATTTTCAATTAGCCTCAAAATTATTGAAGATTGATTAATTGGAATAGATAAGAATACTCCTGAACGAGTTAATTTATTTTTTAGAAAAGTATAAAAATCTTTTTCTATTTTTGTTCTTCCTACTCTATTTGGGATGACAGCTCTAATTTTAGATATATCCGTTTTTTTTAGTAAGTTTAAAATAGAGTTTGTTGTAACTGAGTCTAAAAAAGTTGGAACAATTATATGTTCAGCTACATCAACAAAGACATTATCCAAATTCATAACTGGAGAACCATCTATGATAATATGTTTAAATTCCTTTTTTAAAATGCTAATCTGTTTCTTAAACTTTTCATCAAGATTCCCTTTTACCTTATAGTCTTGAAGATGCAAGAAAAATAAATTAGGTCTTAATTTTGTTAATTCATAATTCTTCCCTTCTAGCAGATCTTCAAGTCCTTTTTTATTTGTGTCTTCAATTTTTATTCCAGAATAATTTAAAACATTATTCTGAGAGTCTGAAGTTAATAGCAAGACTTTTTCATTTTGAAAGGCTTTATAAGCTGCTAACTGTAAAGCTATCCAGCTTTTACCTACTCCACCTTTATTATTTTTTACAAGTACGACTCCCATAATCTCCTCCTATTTTTCTTTTGTTTTATTATTTTTTCTTGCAAAATATATTTTATGATTTTGCAAATTAATTAATTTAGCTCCTTCAAATTGCAACTGTAATAAAGATATAACTTGACCAGATTTTTTATTAACTAATGCGAATGTTCCATCAGCTCTCTTTTTTACAACTCCAGTCATAATAATAGTGTTATCTTTTTTTGCGATAACATAATCATCTGTGTAGATGAATTTTTTTCCTTCTTTTATTTCTGTACTCTCCAGCCAAATAACGTCATTAAAATCAAAAGTTAATTCTTCATTTTTGTTTATTCCTGTTATTTTTCTACTTTCAAAGTTTATATTTAAAACTTTATAAACTCCCCCAGTAATAATGCTGTAAAATTTTCCACGTAATTTCATTCAATTACACTCCTTTTTTGTTATAAAATTCAGGTTCTTTTAAAGTCTTTATTGTTCCAGTTTTTATTAAATATAAATGACAGAGTAACCTACCATAACTGGAGCAATATTTATATTTTTCAAAGTCCAATTTTTCATTATCAGAAAGCATTTCATTAACTTCTTGAAATTCTTTTTGAACTTCAACCCATTTTTCAAAAGGCATATTGATTTTTATTGTTGACATAAACCTCCTTTAAATTAAACCTTTTTCTTTAAGCTCTTGAAAAATAAAAGAACTAATTAATCTATAATACATAAATTCACTTTTATTTTTTAATTCAGAAAAATGTTTAATCTTATGTTTTTCTAATATATCTAGTTCAATCTTTTTTTGTTGTTCTAGGGAAAGTCCTTTAAAAATTTCAAGATATTTTTCATTGTTTTCACTCTCCTTTTTTTCTTCATTTTTTAAATTTTCCTGTTCAATTTCTCTACTTTTAATTTCTTTAAGGTTAATTTCAACAGTCCCTTTAAAGAGATGTTCAGAGAAAATAGCAGCTATATTTTTTACTCCTGGTTTATTTTTTAAAATATCCATTTGTTCTTGGAAGAGTTTTAAAAGATATCTCAAAGAGTTAATTTTTAATAACTCAATAATTTTAGCTTCATGTTTCTTAGAAAAATTAATTTGATTTTTCTTGAACCATTCTTTTATTGCTTTCAAATCATCAGAACAATCATCACATGATTTATTATGTTTTTTATGATTTAATTCTTTATTTAAGTTATTTATTATATATTCTTTATTGTTGCTGTTTTCAGACAAACTAGTTTGTCTATTTTCAACAGAATAGTTTGTCTTTTTTTGACAATCCAGTTTGCTGTTTTCAGACAAACTAGATTGCTGATTTTGGAAAACTAGATTTTCAATCATTTCATAGTTGACTTTAAAATATCTTTTGCAGGGAACTCCTTTATTTTTTTGTTCCAATATTTTTAAGTCAATTAATTCTTTGATTATCTTATCTTGCTTGTGTCTACCAAGCCCTGTAAGTTCTCCAATTTTTTCTATGGTTTGATAGAACCAACCTTCATTATCTGCTAATCCATCACTAGCTTCAATTAAGATTGTTAGTAAAAAGGCTGATTCTATCCCAAGTTCTTTAACAATTTGTTTATTTAATGTGTAATAGTTACTGGACATCAATAACTGCTTAAATGTTTTTTCTTGCATTTTATCCAGCTCCTTATTTTTTAATAAATTGGTTTTTTAATTAGTGAATATTGTTGAGCTATTTCTTCACAAATTTGTCTTATTTCATATTCTCTAGCTGCTGATAACTGGTCAGCAGTTTCTTTTTTATTTTCTTCAATCATTTCTTGTGTTATCATTTCATTTATTAAATTTGCTAATGCTTTTTCTATTTTTTTTCTATCTTTTATATACATTTAAGCCTCCAATTAATCATTTAAAATATCTTTTAAAGTCCAAATTTCAATGTTCTTTGTGCTTATATATTGCCAAAGAACTTCATCTTCATAGCCATTATCTAACTTATCTTGATATTCTTTTAGAAGCTGTCTTCTCAAATCTTCAAGTTTTTCTACTTTCTTTTCAATATATTCTTTACTTTTCATAATATTATCCTTTCTTTAATTAATTACTTCATTCCTTTATAAAGTTTTTCAAGTTCTTTCATTGCTTCCATTAATTTTGGATGCTTAGAATCCATTATTTTATTTTTTGTTTCTTCATACCAATTCTTGCTAATATCACTATTGAAATAATGTATTCTTTGTATTCCTAATAAATCCATTTTTACTTTTCCTGGTAATTCCACCAAAGCAAATATTATTTTTGTAGTTTCATCTATAAAATATAAATCTTTCATTTTTTATCTCCTTAAAATCTTTTTTTAATTTCTTTTACAAATTCTGTATCAATATTCAAAGCACATGGCTCAATCACAAACCTTTCTGGAAGAATTGAATATTTAATTTCAATTTCCTTTTTTGCTTCTTCCTCGCTTGTAAAAGCTGAAAGAATTGTTTTATCAGCATTAGTAACAATATAAATTGTTCTAAAGTGATCAGGTACTTTGTCTTTTTTCTTAGGCATTCTTATCGCCCACTTTGATGTTACAAGGATAGCCCATTTTCTTAAGCTCATCCTTAATTTCAATAAATTTTGTTGTTTCTCCATACTTGTTAATTAATTTTTGTAGTTCTGATAATCTCATAAATTTTCCTCCTTTTTTGAAGAAAAAACTTGTAGATTATAAGAAAATATGTTATAATTAGTCATAAATTAAATTAGTGAGAGTTTTTAAATTTCACTATTTTGTTAAAAGGGCTTCTGGCAGGTTGTCCTTTTTTCTTTTACTCCTATTATTCATCTTGCATTACTTTTCCAACTATCATTCCTAATTCAAAATAATCATCTTTTATATTTTCTATTGCTATAAAAAATAATTTTTGAAATTCATTAAATTCAATATCAGACATCTTTTCTTCCAATGAACTAAATTTTTCTATAACACTTTCAGTATCACTGTTTGAATTAATATCTAAATAGCCTTTTTCCTTTAATGCTTCAATAAATTTAACTATTTTCTTATTCTCCGTATTTTTTCTCCTCCTAATAATTTTAATAACTTAGTTTTCTATAATATAAAACATTGTTTCTATTTTGTCAAGTTTTTTATATAAAAAATAGCTTTTATTTTTAAAAAGATAGTTTTTATTTTAATATGTATATATTTTAAAATAAAATACTTATATTATATAAAATAAAAATAAAAGTATTGTTTACATTTTAAAAAAGAAATTTATTTTTTTACTTGTGTTAATTACTAAAATGTTATATTATATAAACATAATAATAAAATAACCTAGTAAAAAAGGAGGCATACTATGATAAAAATAAAAGTTTCAGACTTAATGGGAAAACATAAATTAACCATTGCTAAACTTATTGAAAAAGTTGAACTTAGTAGACCAACAATTTCAGCACTTTATCATGAAAAAGTATCAAGAATAGATTTCGATACTATTGAAAAGTTATGTAAATTCTTTAACTGTAAAGTCGAAGATTTAATTGAGTATATTCCAGATGAAACCCAAGAATAGTTTAATCTTTCAGTAGTACAGTCCATAAATTTTTGTGAACTTTGGGGAAAGTTGCTTATGAACCATACTACTTAAAGATTAATTATTTTTTATTTTCAAGGAGGGGTTATTTTGGCTAGATTTTTTATTTATTTATTTTCTTTTATATTTTTTGCATCTCCAAGTGCATTGTATCTTTTATTTAAAAAGGAAGTTCAAGATAAAACTACTAAGAACTTAAAAGTATTATTCTTACTAAAGTTCTTTTTATTTGATTTACTTTTCTATGGAGTAGGGATAATTAAAGGAATAGAAGATAAAGATATAACTATGATATTCTTTGTATTTTTATTTTTTTTTATTGTTAATTTATTCCCTGCTTTAATCTATAGTGTCTATTATCCTAAACTTAAGAAAAATAAAACTGATAAAAATATTATTAAAGAAAATAAAGATGATATTATTTCACAAATTCAAAAAGAGCCATCTTTATTTGATATAGATGTAGAGAAACCTATACCTGTTTCAAATACTAAATCTAAGAAAAATAAAATAGATAAAAATATTATTAAAGAAAATAAAGATGATATTATTTCACAAGTTTTAAAAGAACCACTTTCACTAGAAGAACTCGTACAACTTCTAACAGATGAATATGTAGATACTGGTAGAGTATTATCCTTTGAATATCAAGGTGAAAGAGATTTAATTCCGTTAAATAGGGAAGTTATAATTAGAAAAGTCTATCAAAAAAATAATATTTATTATATGAATGTTATTGATATTGATACTAAAAGACCTAAAATGTTTAGGCTAGATAGAATCATAAGTATCAATTTAGAATAAATACTCAAATAAAGTTCATAAATATTTTATTTTTAAGAAAAAAGTAAAACTCCTATTTTTTTATCTTCTTTAAGCAATATATTTAGTTTTTGATTTTTTCGTCTACTTCTTTTTGATTTTTTCATTCTTAAAATACGATCAATTTTTACTCGGCAAGTTAAAAATTGTAGCAATAACTTTGTTGACCTTAAACTTGGTGGGTATTGACCATTTAAATTTTTCTTAATATCTTTTATAAGGTACACCCGATTTTTTATATAGGTATTTGCTATGATTTTTAATTTGTTTTCTGCTAGATTTCTTTTAATATTTTTTTTGCTTATAACTTTCCTTTTCTTTTGCATTTAAACCAACTCCATATGTTTTGATTAATTTTTTAAATCTCTTTCAATTTCATCAAGTCTTTCGTTTATGTAATCTGCTATTCTTTTTCCTAAAAAATATGCTATTACAATCGTAAATAAAGAAATAGAAAGTATCAAAATTATAATAAGTGCAATTAGTAATAATAAAAATGAATTCATAGGTTTTCCTCCTTCCTAATATAACTAAAAAAATTTATATTGAAATTTTTAAAATAATATGTTAATATACAAAAGCAGAAAGAAATATAATTTCTTTTCATAGATTTAAAGAGTTCTTGGCGGGGCTCTTTTTTTTAGTTGTAAAATTTAAAAATTTCAAGTATAATCTAACTGAAAAAATTAGTCAATTTCTTCTTGACTAACAGCAAGAATACCTAATTTAAAGTATTCTTCCTTAGTGGACATTATAATTTCATCAAATAGATTTAATAGATTTTCTTTAGTTTCTGGTGAAAAATCATTTTTTTCTATTTCAGATCTAAATTTTTTCTCTAATAATAATGAATTTAAGTTTAATTTTTCAGCTGTTTCCAAACCTCTTAAAAATTTGATAAGATGTGATGTTTCCATAGTTATTACCCCCTAATAAAATTTTTAAAATTTATATACAAACTAATATAGTTTATATTTTTTAAAAATATATATTAAATATAAACTTATAAAGTTTATTTGTCAACCTTTTTTTATTTTATAAAGGAGAGAGTATATGAGAACAGCAGGAGAAATATTAAAAGAGTATAGAAAAAACAAAGGTTTTACTGTTGAAGATTTTGCAAAAAAATTAGAGTTATCTGTTACATTTCTGAGATATTTAGAAGTTAATAAAAAATCAATATCAAAAAGAGTTTTAGAAATTTTAAAAACACTATTGGATGAAAAAGACTACATAGACCTATTGGAATATGAGAGATTTTTTGCATTACCTGATCACATAAAAAATGAAGTAGATAAATATATTTCTGATGAAGATTATATTTTTTTAAGAAATTTTCCAGAAGAAAAAAAAGAAAAAATTAAAAACTATATAAAATTTTTAGAATTTGAAGAAAAAGAAAAAAATAATAAATAAATTAGTAAGTATGGTTGAAAGATACTGCAATTTAAAAAAATAAATTTATCAAGTAATAAAAAAATACTTTATTAAAAGAATCGAATTTATAGAAAATGGGGAATTATTGTTCTCCATTTTTTTACTAATTTTTATTTCAAATCCTACATTTATCCTACAACTAATTTTATTTTAATAACTTAATAAAAAAAATTTAATTGACATATAATTTTTTTAAGTTTATAATTTTGTAAAAATTATATATAAAATAAACTTATTTAGTTTTTAAAATAAGAGGTCTGTATGTATGACTATGATTTTAATTATTTAATAAAAATAATCTCAAAAGAAAAAATTATATATGAAAATACTGAATATAAAAATATTATTGCTAAATTTTGTTATTCAGATAAGAGAACATTCAAACAAGGTTATGAGAAACTTTCTAAAAAATATAATGATGAACAATATGAAATTCTTACATATCAAAAAATAAGGAGGAGCTGGTATGAATGCCCAAAGCCAAGAATTCGGATAAAGAAATAGGTCATAATTATTGCAGTTGTGGAGAATACTTATACTCTGAAACAGAAGAAAGAATTAGAGTAGCAAGAGGTAGAAAAGTTACTGTTTATCTCAAAAAAAAGGAATTAGAAATAACTTGTCCACATTGCAATGAAATAATAAAAGTGAAATTCTAATGTATGGACTAGATAGGGCTTGTGTCTTTGTTGATGTCCAGACCGACATTTTGTATGTAAGAGAAAGAATTAAAAAAATGTTTCCTCATTCTTTTTCAGAAAGTCTTTCAAATCATACAAATAATTACAAGATTGATAAAGAAAATATAAATTATATTAAGCTAGAAGAAAAAAAATTAAAAAAGATGTCAACAATAAAAATAGATTTTTCTTATCCACGGTTTTTTGCAGATGATAATATTTTTCCATTGTCTGATGAATTGAAAAAAATTATAGTGGAAGATAATCTAGTAAAATTAATCAATGATTTAATTGATTATGAAATAACTGAAGATGAAGTAAGATATGAATATTTTGAATTTACTACACAAGAGGTAGTTGGAAACTTTTACAAATTTCATAATATTATAAGTTACTTTTTTAAAGCACTTACAAGAAAATATGATGATTTGGATAAGGTTCAATATTATAACTTCAATCAAAATGAAAATAAATTTTATACAACAGGTTTTACATTCCAGCCAATGATCGGGTGGAAAATTAGACTTTATTCAAAAGGTCATGAAAATAATAAAAGAAATATGAGAAAAGTTAAAGGAGCAATCCTTAGACTTGAACACAGATTAACTAAGAAAATTATAAAAAGCTATTTTGAATTTAATTCAATAAAATATATAACAATAAAAGACATAAAAGATTGCATTCAAAACACAATATCACAGACTTTAGGAAAAATACTGATTGAAGAGGTAGAAAAATCAGTTGAAGTCCTTAAAGAAAAGTTTATAAATTTTAGATGTCAAGATTTAGATTCACTAATTAGAGATAATTTAGAGTGGATATTTGACTACAAAATAGTTGATGATATTGTTACTAGCAGTAGCGATAAATGCTACAGACAGGTTGTTTTTTATCGTAGTAAGATAAAAGATATCCTTACTCATTCACAACAAAGAGCATCTCCACAAAGAGATTTTTTTTCTAACATAGAGAGGCTCGAACTATTCTTCGCAAATCTAATACTCTTTAATTGCAAAGTCAAATGTGATACCAAAAATCATTTGGCATTTTTTTGCAAAAAATAGGAAGAAAAAACTTCCTATTTTCACACATTCAAAAAAATTTTTCCATTTAATATCAATGCTTTTTAATAGTTTTCTCGCGTGATAATAATGTGAGGCACTTTAATCCTGAAACTGAAAATATAATTATTTGTTTTTATAATGCAAAGATTTAAAACAATTTAGAACAGGGAGGACTATGGAAATAATTAAAATCAATTTAGATGTTTTAAAAGAAAATCCAAATAATCCTAGAAAAAGTACAGATAGTCAAATTAATCTATATAAAAACTTATTAGATAGATTTGGTTGTGTATTTCCAATAATAGTTGATGCTAATAATTATGTTGTTAGTGACTATGCAAAAGTAGAAGCAGCAAAAATATTAGGAGTAACTGAAATTGAATGTATTTCCATTGAAAATTTAACTGAAAATGAAATACAAACAATAAGAATTGGAGAAGCAAGGGCAATAGAGCTAGGCGAATGGGATTATCAAAAATTATTTGAAGAACTGACAAAACTAGGAGAAAACCTAGAATTAACAGGATTTAATATAGATGAGATTGAAGCATTATTACCTGGTGAAGTTCTTGATGAAAATGAAATAAAAGAAATAGATATTCCTGATGTTGAAGAAAACTATTTTTCAAAGCAAGGGGATATTTGGTTATTAGGAAAACATAAACTTATGTGTGGAGATTCAACTAATTTAGAAGATGTTAAAAAATTAGTTGGTAATGAAACTATGGATTTAATGGTTACAGACCCACCATATAATGTGAACTATGAGGCAACAAATGGAAACAAAATTAAAAATGATAATATGAGCTCTGAAAACTTTTATAGATTTTTATTAGATTTTTATAAAAATTCTTTTGAAGTTATGAGAGCTGGTGCAGCTTATTATATTTTTCATGCTGATAGTGAAACAAAGGCATTCAGAGGAGCATTGGAAGAGGCAGGATTTAAAATATCACAATGTTTAATCTGGGTAAAAAATCAATTTGTTCTATCAAGACAAGACTACAATTGGAGACATGAACCTTGTCTTTATGGCTGGAAAGAAGGAGCAGCACATTATTTTATAAAAGATTTTACACAGGATACAGTAATAGAAAAAGATTTAAAAGCTATTGAAAGTTATAGTAAAAAGGAACTAATTAATATTTTAAAACAGATGTTAAGAGAGCAAGAAAGCATAATTAGAGAGAACAAACCATTAGTAAATGATGTTCACCCAACAATGAAGCCAATCAAATTAATTGCTAGATTAATTCATAATTCTAGTAAAAAAGATTGGAATATTCTTGATTTATTTGGTGGGTCAGGAAGTACATTGATTGCAGCAGAGCAATTAAACAGAAAAGCATTTTTAATGGAATATGATCCTAAGTATGCTGATGTAATAGTTAAAAGATATAGAAGTTTAGGTAAGTTAGACATTATTTTACAAAGAGAAGGTAAGGAATACAAGTGGGAGGACATAAAAGATGAGTTAATCAGTGAGGCATAGAGATGAGTAAGTCAGATAATTTTAATGAGAAACAATTAAAAGTCTTAGAAATATATGTAGAACTAGAATTGATTAAGTTCAGTAAAAAGAAAAAAGACTTTTATGATGAGATACAAAAAAGAACTAAATATAACAAAAATACTATTATCTCTTGGATAAATAGATATCTTGTTAAGTATAAAGAAATCAGAGCAGAAATAGTTGAAAAACAAAATGCAAAGATATGCAACTTTGAGGGCTTGACAGAAAAACAAACTAAATATGTTATATACCGAATGTCTGGAATTGGAAAAGAAGAGGCAAAGGAAAAAGCTGGTTACAGTGAAAAGACAAAAGCAGCAAACATAGAAAGAAGTCCAAAGGTTGCAACTAAGATAACAGAATTAAGAGAAATACTATTTCAAGATACGCAATTAGGGATATTAAGTATAGCAACAAGATTAAATAAAATTTTAAATAGTGCAATAGAAGGAGTAGATATCATTGAATACATAGATGAATCTAGTCCTGATGGACACACAGTAAGCAAGAGAGTACGAAAGGACAAACCACTATTAGCAGGAGTAGCAGCAGCAAGAGAGTTAAACTCAATGCTAGGTTACAGAGTAACTGATGAGGCTAAACTGAAAGCTGTGATAAACAGTGAAAATGATACAGCTGTGAGTGATGAAGACTTCGAGTAATTAAAAAGGTACTGTGACAAAATTTTTTTATTAGAGGGTGCGGCTGGAGGCTCGGAACTTTTCAAATACGAAATTTTTTGATTTCCTTCCCAGTTCCAAATTTTATATATACGCATGGGAGAAAATATGATACTTGCAAATGAAAAACAATTATCAAAAATTCTTAATATTTCTGACAGAAGAGTTAGAGAATTATTCAAGGATTATAAAACAGAAAATGGAAGTTACCCTCTTATTAAATGTGTAACTGAATTTATAAATCAAACCAGGAGTGGAGATATAAACCTGGTAACACAAAAAACTCTTGCAGAAATTTTAGGGCTTAGTGAAAAAACAGTTAAAGAACTTGCAAATCGTGGAGTGTTAGAAAAAAATTCTAATGGTCAGTTTGATTTGAAAGATAGTTTAAAAAAATATTTAACTGTTACTGATGAAAGAAATAAGAAAAAAGCAGTTGAAAGAGAGTTACAACAATATAAACTTGAAATTTTACAGGACAAATATCACTTAGATGAAGATGTCAAATATGTTTTAACTGATATTTTAATTAAATTCAAAGCAAGATTACAAGCAACAGCTATAAAAATTGATAATGAAATTGATGAAATATCAGGAGCTAATAGGATAGATTTTTTAAAAAATACATTAATAGACTGCTTGGAAGAATTAGCAAATTATGATCCACCAAGTAACAGGAGAAAAACAAAAGATGTATGAAAGAACTAGGGAATTAATAAGAGAATGTTTAAGAATATTAAGGCAACCTCCACTTGTAAGTATTATGGAATGGGCAAATCAATATAGAGTTTTAGATACAACATCAGCAAAAGAAGTTGGTAAATTCAATGTTGAAAGAACACCATATATGATAGAAATATATGAAAAAATAACAAAAGGAGAAACTAAGCAAGTTACATTGATGATGGCAGCTCAACTAGCAAAGAGTGAATTAATCATCAATACAATTTTGAGATATGCTCATTTAGATCCTTGTCCAATGTTAATAGTTCAACCAACTGATGAAATGGCTAGAAGTTTTTCAAAGGAGAGAATACAACCAGCCATAAATAATTCTATATTGCACACAATTATTAAAGAACCTAGTAAAAAAGACTCTGGAAATACTGTTACACACAAAATGTTTCCAGGTGGATATATAGCTTTTGTTGGAGCTAATTCACCATCAAAATTAGCTGCAAGACCAATTAGAAATATATTTCTTGATGAAGTAGATAGATATCCAAAGAGTTCAGGAAATGAAGGAAGTCCTATTTCGCTTGCTAAAAAGAGAACTTCCACATTTGATGATATTACAAAACACATTATTACAGGAACTCCAACAGTGAAAGGAAGCTCTGAAATAGAAGATGAATATAACAATTCAAGTCAAGCTGAATGGTATATTCCTTGTCCTAACTGTAAGAAAGAACAGACTTTTAAATGGGGAAATATAAAATTTGAACTTGATGGAAGTAATGTAAGAATGGTTTGTCCTGATTGTGGTAAAGCATTTAATGAAAAAGAGTGGAAAAAAGGTAATGAAAAAACTGGAAGATGGATACATAAATATCCTGAAAGAACAAAAAATCTAGGTTACCACCTGAATGGACTAGCTAGTCCATTTAGAAACTGGGAATCTATTGTTCAAGAATGGCTAGAAATTAAAGGAGATGTTGAAAAACTAAAAGCCTTTATAAATACGGTTCTAGCTGAAACATTTGAACAAGAATATACAGGAAGGTTAGATCCTAAGAAACTTATTAAGAGGACTAGAGAAAAATATAGTTATATTCCTGATAAAGCTTTAATTTTAACAGCAGGAGTAGACATCCAGGATAAGTGGATAGCTATTGATATTAATGCTTGGGGTCTTGGATATGAAAGCTGGGGAATGGAATACATAATTTTACATGGAGATTTGAACCAGCAAGAAATCTGGGACAGATTGGATAAAGTCCTAGATAAAGAATATTTTTACCAAAATGGGGATAAATTAAAAATTTATGCTGCTTGTATTGATACAGGTGGGCATCACACTCAAAAAGTTTATGACTTTGTAAGTCCTAGACAATACAGAAGAATAATTGGTATTAAGGGACTTGGTGGAGAAAATGTTCCAATTAATAATGGATTCAGAAAAACTAAAAATAAAGAAATAGATTTATTATCTATAGGCTCTAATGCACTAAAAGATGTGGTTTCTGGAAGACTAGATGCAAGAATTAATGAGGAAGGTTACTGCCATTTTAATGGAGAATATGGAAAAGGATATGATTTAGAGTATTTTAAATCCTTAACAGCTGAAATAAAAGTTCAAGAAAATCGGAAAGTGGTTTGGAAAAAAATTCAAACAAGGAATGAAGGTTTTGATTGTAAGTGTTATGCAACAGTTCCATTTTATGTGTTTAGAATAGAACCTGAAAATTTAGTAAATCTTAGCAGAGCAGAATTATTAGAATTATCAATTAATGGAGTTTTAGCACCAAAGAAACAAGAAATAGCTATTGACAGAAAAGGGGTTGAAGTATGAGGAATATAGCAAGTTTTGAAAATAAATTAATAGAAATAGAGGAAGCTGAGGAGGATCTTATTCTACATGGCTCTGCCTGGTTTGCTGGTGTTGAATTTTTAAAAGAAAATCCAGCTGATATCAAAAAATTGGCTGATTTAAAAGAACATTATAAGAAAAAAATAGATGAAATTTTAAATACAAAAATAACAGTCCAGGAGTGTGAAAGATATATAAGACTTTATTTAGAAGCAGAGGAAGCAGTTCTAAAAGGTCAAGAATATACAATAGATGGACAGAATTTAAAAAGAGCTGATTTGGAACAAATAAGAAAAGGTCGGATTTGGTGGGAAAATAAAAAAGCTCAAATAGAGAGTGGAACAGGAGAAGGAATAAGATTTTTTCAAATAGTTCCTCATGAGTTTTAGGAGAAAGTATGAAAAAAGTTAATACTGAAATAAATAAATTAAACCAGGAACTAAAAACAGAAGAAATTAGATACAAAATAGAAGCTATAAGACAACAAAGAGAATTTCTTAATTATAGTCAATCTGGTGCTAGTACAACTAAGATAGCATTTAGGAATGTTTATAGTTCATTAGATACAACCAAAGATGATATTGAAGATAATAAAGAAATCTTAATGGCTAGGTCAAGGCAACTTTTTATGGGAAATCCAATTTCAAGAGGAGCTATTTTAAAAATAAGAACTAATGTAGTTGGAGAAGGGCTAAAGCTAAAGAGTAAGATTAAAAAAAATCTTTTAAATTTAGATAATGATGAAGTTGAAAAAATTCAAAAGCAAATAGAAACTATTTGGGATTTATGGGCAGATAGTGTTGAATGTGATTTTCAAGGTGAGGACACATTTGATTTTTTGCAGGATTTAGCAATAATTACTTATTTAATGGATGGAGAATGTTTTATAAATCTTCCGTATCATCAAAGAAAAGGAGAACTATTTGATTTAAAAATTCAATTTTTAGATTCTGCTAACTGTGAAGCACAAGAAAGTAATGACTACTTATATGAAGGTGTTGAAACAGATAAAAATGGAGTAATAATAGCATATCATTTTAAAGATAGGCACAATGAATATACTAGAATACCTGTTTTTGATTCAACAGGTAGAAGACAAATATTAAAAATCAATGAAAAAGAGAGAGTAAATCAATTAAGAGGAGTTCCTTTATTAGCACCTGTTTTAGAAATTTTATCTCAATTATCAAGATTTACAAATGCTGAACTTATGAATGCAGTTGTTAGTGCGATGTTTACTGCTTTTATAAAACAAGACAACAATACAGGAAATACTGGAAAAGTTTTAGGTGTTGGAGAAGACAAATTTAAAAAACCTAATGGAGATCAGGGAAAAAAATATGAAGGAACTGAATTAAGTATGGGGTATGGAAACTTTGGAGTATTGGAACCAGGACAAGATTTAGTTTTTGCAAATCCAAATAGACCAAATTCAAGGTTTGAAGTCTTTTTTAATGCAATGCTTAAACAAATAGGAACTGCCTTAGAAATTCCATTTGAAGTTTTATTAGCTGCATTTAATGCCAGTTATTCTGCTTCAAGAGCAGCTCTTTTAGAAGTTTGGAAAATGTATCGTAGAAGGAGAAAATGGTTAGCAAAAAAGTTTTGTCAACCTATATTTGAGCAAGTGATAGAAGAGGCAGTCCTAAAAGGTTATATAGATTTACCAGGTTTTTTAGAAAATCCAATAGCCAAAAAAGCATATTTAGGAGCTGTTTGGTATGGAAATTCACCTGGACAAATAGACCCTGTAAAAGAAGTTACAGCATCAGTAGTAAAAATAAATAATGGATTATCAACAAGAGAAAGAGAAGCTACTGAATTAAATGGTAGTGATTGGAATGAAAATTTAGATCAATTAGCAATAGAAAATAAAAAGAAAAAGGAGGTTGGCTTAGATGGAAATATTAAACCAAGCAAGAAAGAATAAAAATGAATTAAATATTCAAATATATGGTCAGATTGGGGGCTTTTCTTGGTTTGATGAGCCTGTAAGTGCAGACCAGGTATATAAAGAACTTGAAAATTTTGGAAATGATATAGATGTTATAAATCTTTATATCAATAGTCCAGGAGGTTCTGTAACAGAAGGATGTGCAATTTATAGTGCTTTAAAAAGACATAAGGCAGTAAAAAATGTGTATATTGATGGACAATGCTCATCAATAGCCTCAGTTATAGCAATGGCTGGAGATAAAATAGCAATGAGTCCTGTTGCAAATATGATGATACATAATCCAATTACAGCATTAGCTGGAGATGCTCAAGAAATGAGAAAAACTGCAAACATTTTGGATATTATGAAAGAAACAATAATTAATGCTTATGTTACAAAGTCTCATTTAAGTAGAGAAGAAATATCTGAATTAATGAATACAACAACTTATTTTACAGCTGATCAAGCTATTGAAAAAGGATTTGCAACAGAAAAAATTGTATTTGATATTAAAAATTCTGAATTTTCAAACTTGGAAAACTTTAAAATAAGAGCTAAACAAATTACTAACAGTGGAAACACTGAAAAAAAAGGAGGAGAGAGCATGGGAGCAAAAAACATGCAGGAGCTAGAAGCTCAAAATAAAGAATTAGTAGAAGATATAAGAAAGGAGGCTATAGCACAGGAAAGAAAAAGAATAAATGACTTAGATGCACTTAATGAACAAACACAAGGCAAATGTAAAGAAATTATAGATGCAGCTAAGGAATCTGGTAAATCAAAAGCTGATATTGTTGAAGATGTACTAGCAAAATTTATTGAAAACAAAGGAACAGAAGAAAAAACTAAAGTTCCTGAAAATAAAAATCCTGCTGATATTTTAAATACTAGAAGAGAAGAAAGTAAACAAATAGAAATAGACAATAGAACACCTGGGCAAACTGATGATACAAAAAATTTGATAGCTGATATTGTAAATATGGCAAATGAAGATTAGGAGGAAATATGAAAAGTAAAAAAGAAATACATGAAACAAGTAATTTGAAAAGAGATTTACAGTTTCCATTTTACACAGAAAAAGTGGAATTTGAAGCTGGAGAATATAAAATGGGAGATTTGGTAGAACTAACAACAGCTGGAAAAGTTAAAAAACTGGCTACTGCAGCTGAAATATATGGTGTAGTAACAGATGATTTTACTGCTGATAGTAACGATAAGAAAAGCACTATATATTTGACAGGTTCTTTTAATGAAAAATATGTAGATTTTAATGGTAAAGATAAAGCTGAAGTAAAAAGAGCAGCAAGAAAACTTTTAATAATGATTAGATAAATGGGAGGAAATATGTCATCAAAAATATTTGGATTAATAGCATTAACAACAATAATAACACAAACAAAAGCACCTAAAAATTTTCTATATAACTTATTAATAGGAGAAGAAAAGGCTGAAAAAGTTGAGAAATTAGAAATACATACTAAAGAAGCTGGAAGAGAAAAAGCTCCACTTGTTGGAAAAAGAGAAAAAGGAATTTTTATAGATAAAACTGCATGGCAAGCACAAATAGTTGAACCAGCATATATAAAATTACAAACAGTTAATGAAGCTGAAGCTTTACTAGAACAACAATTTGGACAAGTTAAGTATGCAGAACCACAAGATGTTGGAAAGAAAACATTAGCAGATGCTATGAAAAAATTTAAAGAAATAGGTTTTAGAACAAGACAATGGATGTTAATAGAAACTTTAATGACAGGAACTTGTCCTATGGAAGAAGGAACTCAAGGAGTTAAATATGGAGATGTAAATAAGGAAGTTTTAACTGGAAATGATCTTTTTACTAGCCCTAATTGTGACCCTATAAAATATCTTAAAAACAAACAAACTGAAATTCAAAAACAAACTGGAATAGTAATAGATACAGTTGTAATGTCACCTGATGCAGCTGATGCATTTTTAGAAAATCAAAAAGTAAAAGATTATTTAAATACTAGACATGCAAATTATGTTCGTGTAAATGATTCTAATCCAGAAAATGAAGATGGTAAAAAGGAAATAGCTTGGATTCCTACACTTGGAATAACAGTTTATTCTTTTGTTGATTGGTATGATGATATGGAAACTGGAAATACACATCAGGTTATCCCTGAAAAAACTTGTATAGGTATGAAAGCAAAAAGTTTTTCTTTTAAATATGCTGCAATGACTTTAAGACCTGAACAAGGAAAACCTGCTCAACTTCTTGTAAAAAAAGAAGTTGTTAGAAAATGGTATCCAGATACTAGTGAAGATGAGGAATTACAATACTTCTCAAGACCATTATGTATGCCTAATAAAGATGTTAAATCTTGGTTCATTGCAACAGTAATTTAAGGGAGTGATTAGATATGAAAAAAATGAGAGCTATTGAAAATATAAAAGTTGAAGAAACATTATATAAACCAGGAGAAGAATTTGAAATTGCTGAGGAAGAAACTCAAAGATTAATTAATTTAGGAGCTGCTGAGTTCGTTAGTAGCGAAATAGAAACAGCTGATAATGAGGGAACTAACTCAGAAGAAGAAACTAATGTTGGTGGATTAAAAGAGGCAAAGACATCTAGAAAAGGTACAAAAAATGAATAACACTTTTAAAGATGATATTGATAAGACCTTTTTTACAGATTTTGCTGAAAAAATTGACCTCTCAGGGATAAAACTTAAGGCAGTAATAACAAAAGTACAAAGTAATCCAAAATTGACAGGAAAATTTAAAGAAAATCTTGACTCTACTACATTAATAAGAAATGGTTTAAAAGTCTCTATTAAAACTAGAGACTTACCAACTTCTATTTCTATTGAAGTAGGAGAAGAAATAAAAATTAATAAAATTTCTTATTATGTTTTTGATATTGAAAAAAGACATGGAATGACACATATATATGCACAAAAATATGAGGGATAGATATGTATACTCTTGAAATATCAGATGAAAGTTTAAAAAAACTTGAAAAAATTGGTAAAGAATTTTCAGGAATGGATAACAAAATTGTAAAAGAAGCACTAAGAAAAGCCCTTAATTATGCCAAAAAAGAAGAAAAGAAGTTTATAAAATCTAGGTATTCTTTGCAACAAAAAGTTGATGCTAATTCTTTAAAATCAAAAATAACATCAACTGATGGCGTTCTTTTAGGAAGTACTAAAAGAAATAAAGTTTCTGAATTTGTAATATCTAAACCAAACCCTGGAAAGAGCAAACAATATATAAAAACCAAAATAGTAAAACCAAGACCAGAAATGACTTGGAAGACATTATTTTGGGCTTTTTGGAAAAATGGTAATCCTAAACTTATGTTTAGAGTAGGAAAAGAAAGGCATAAGATAACATTAGCAACCTCTTTATCTGTAAGAAATATGGGATTACAGATTGATAATGAAAAAATATATGAAGAAATTCAAAAAATATTTTCAAAAGTTTTAGAAGAAAGGATAGATGAATTATGGAGGGAATAAATCCATTAAAAAAGAACAGTTTAGCATTAGAAGGTGTTATAAAAAAAGCATTTTCAGAAGCTAAAATAGAAAATTTTAAATTTTTTAGAAGTTATATTCAGCCTGATAATCTTGAAAATAGAATAAATAATGCTGGAAGTAATAAAGAAAATAAGTTCCCATTTGTTATTATAAGACCAATAAAATCTGTACAAAAAACTAAAAATGGGGTTACTTCTAAAATTGCTACTTTTCTAATTAGATTGGGAACAGAAAATAAGAACTATGAAGAGGGATTTTATGAAATAGCTGGAATAGCAGAATATTTAGTAGCATATTTTACAAAGCATTCATCAGCTATTGAAAGAAAAGATGGTTTTAGTTATTCAATAGATTTAGATACAATTGAATCTTACTTAAATGAAGAAATGACTGGAGGAGATTATTGGGTTTATGATATTCTTTTACAATTAAATATTCCAACTGTTCCACATACAGCATATATAGAAGAAACCAAGAGAGAAGTTTCAAATGAAAAGGAGGAAAAATGGCAGAATTAAAAAATAATAAAGAAAAAGAGAAACCAGTAGTAACTGAAACAATAAATAACACAGAAACAAATGTGAACAGTGAAACAGGTAACATAGAAGCAGTTACACAAAATCAAGTAACAGCTGAAGTAAAAACAGAAAAAAATGAAGCAAAAAAAGAAGATAAAACTTATATCTACATTGGTGAAGAACTTACAAAAGATGGTTTTATCTTAAAACATAAAGGTTTCTATACTTCAGAACAGTTAAGCAGAATAGAAACTGGAATATCAAATTATGATGAAATCAAAGAAAATTTCATAGATTTAGATGAATACAGTGAAAATAGATAGGAGGAAAAATGGCAAAGTTTCAACATGGTACAAGTTATAAAGAAATGCCTTCAGGCTTAAAAATATTTGCAGAAACTCAGACACCAACTGTAATAGTTGGAACAGGAACTATTAACATGGGAGATATGAGCTGTGTTAATAAACCTATTCTTATTCAAAACTCAAAAGATGCAGCTACTTATTTTGGAGGAGCTAATAACATAAAAGGATTTACAATCAATGAAGCATTATATCTAGCTTTTAATGTGTATAATGTAAAACCAATTATTGTTATAAATGTTTTAAACCCTAGTGAGCATAAAACTGCTCATACTGAACAAGATATTGTTGTAAAAGATTTTAAAGCAACTCTTGAAAAGATTGGAATTATAAATGATGAAAATTTGATTATTAAAAATGGTGAAACATCTACATTGATAGCAAAAGAAAAATATTCTTGTTCATTTGATAATGAAGGAAAATTAATAATTACATTAGCAAAAACTGAAACATCAGTTAAAAAATTAGAAGTTTCATATAATTTCTTAGATGTTAGCAAATTAAAAGAAACTGATGTAATCGGAAGTATAGATCCACAAACATTAGAAGCAAAAGGACTTGAATGTTTAAAGGAAATATTCCCTAAATATTCAATGATACCTAGTTGTGTAGTTGCTCCTGATTTTTCAACAGCAAAAATAAGAGTAGCATTAGATGCTAAATCAGCTGTTATAAATGATAAATGGGCATCTATGTCAATTCCTGAAATGCCAAATACAACAAAGTATGGAGAAGTTATAGCATTTAAGAAAGAAAAAAATTATATAGATGCTGACCAAGCAATCACTTGGGGTTGTCCTTATCTTGAAGATGAAGTATTTCACTTCTCAACAGTAATGGCACTACACATGCAATCAGTAGATGCCAAATTTGATGGTGTTCCTTGTGAAAGTCCTTCAAATAAAAATGTCAAAATGCAAGGTGTTGGATATTATGAAGGAGCTACATTTAAAAGAGTTAATTTAGATGAAGCAGAAGCTAATTTATTGAATGAAAATGGAATTTCTACAATAATTAGACAACCAAATGGAACTGTGTTCTGGGGAAATAGAACCTCTGTATTTCAACCTGGTGGAGAAACAGATCCAAAAGATGTTTGGATACCTGTTAAAAGAATGTTCAAATATATAGGAAACACTATAATGTTGAATAACACTGTTGAAGTTGATAAGGGAATGACACCTTCACAAGCTAAAAGTATAGAAACTAATATAAATGTTTGGCTTAACTCTTTAACTAATGATAATAAGTTACTTGGTGGAAGAGTTGAATTTAAACCTGAAGAAAATTCTGAACAAGATATGATAGCTGGGAAATTCAAATGGCATATTTACTTAGGTGCAATTATCCCAGGTGAAAGTTTAGAGTTTAGATTAGAGTATGATGCTAAATATTTAAAATTATTATTTCAAAGATAGGAGGGCTAAATGATAAGGTCAACAATAATTGAAGATGCAATTATAAGATTAAATGGAACAGATGAGTTAGTTGGAATAGCAACTATAACATTACCAGATATAGAACATAAGACTGAAACTATAAGTGGACTAGGTGTAATAGAACATGATGAACCTATTCCGACAGCATTTAATGCTATGAAATTACAGTTAAAATTTATGAATAGATGTAAGGACATAGCATTTGAATATGGGAGTAATGTTAATTTAACAGCAAAAGCAGCAATATTAGTTGAAGATTCTGAAACTCATAATAATGATGAAGTTGAAGCCATTTATTCTTTTAAAGGAAAAAGAATAAAAACAAGTGGTGGAGATATAGGAAAAGCTGTAAAAAATGAAACAGAATTAGAGTTTTCATTGACTTATTATAAAGAAGAAATTCAAGGAAAAGTTATACATGAAATTGATGTCTATAACAAAAAAGCTGTTGTAAATGGTAAAGATTTATATGAAAAAGTTAGAAGTATTTTATCTTAATAGGAGGAAAAAATGGGAGATTTTAATAAAGAATTAAGAGAGGCAAATGCAGAAATAAATAAAAGAAATGGAGTAATTGAATCAGTAGTTGATGAAAAAAAAGATGATATTGAAGAACCTAAAAAAGAAAAAGGTTTAGTTAGAAAAGTTAAACTTTCTGATGGTAGAGAAATAACATTTGATTTTGGAAAATTAACTGGAAATTCAATTATTGAAATAAAGAAAAATTATGGAAAATTGAGAAAAAAATCAGCAACATTGGTAGAGGAATTAGATGATTTTTATTATATGCTAGTTGCAGAATATGTATCTGCACATTCGCATGAAACATTCTTAAAACTTTCATATAAAGATTTTGCAAAGGTAAGAGATGAAGTTAGAGATTTTTTGCAGGAAGATTAATAGAAGATCTTGAAAGAGAACATGCAAAACTTTTAGATGAATTAATAGTAGAACTTAACAATCCATTAGGAGTGAATATGAATATTTCATACTCATACTTAATGGGTTGTGATATATACAGAATAAGAGAACTTGTAGAAACAGTTGAAGAAACTCTAAGAAAAAGAAGGAGGTGATATTGTTGGGAAAGAAAATGGATTTGATTATGAGAGTGCAAGGAGTTATTGATAAATCTTTACCTGGTAATTTAAAAAAATTAGCTAATGAAGTTAAAAATTTAAGAGTTGCTAGGCAGAAAATGGAAAAGGCTCAAAGAAGTTTAAAAGCTCAAAAAGAACTAAACAAGGAGATAATGAACAATGTTTCTAAGTATAGAAAGCTTAGAAATGAATTAAAGGCATTAGATGAGATAAAAAAGAGAAATAATAGTCTTACTGATGCTGAAAAAAAGAAATATGAAAGCTTAACCAAAAAAGCTAAAGCCTTAGAAACAACTATAAAAGCACAATCTAAATCATTCCAAAAGTATGGAATGGAACTTAAAAAATTGAAAATTCCTTTTGATAATTTGCAAAGTGAAATTGACCAAACTATAAAAAAAGAAAAGGAATTAATTGCTCAACAAAAAATAGTTGCTAAAAGTCAAGGTTTTTTTAAAGGTGTCAAAGATAAAGTAAAAACTGGAATGAAAGTTGCAGCAGTTGCTACCATAGGTGCAGCAATTGGGATAGGAACTTCTTCTGTTAAAGAATATTTAGAATTTGATAAACAAATGATAAAAGTTAAGGCTTTAACAGGAGCTACAGCTGAAGAGTATGAAGCTTTAAAGAAAAAAGCAATGGAAGTTGGAAAAACAACAATATTCACCTCTGAAGAGGCAGCAATAGGGATGCAAAAATTTGCTTTAGCTGGTCATAAAACTAAACAAATAATAGAAGAAATACCACCAATTTTTGATTTAGCAGCAGCTTCTGGAGAAGATTTTGTTATGATAGCTGATATGATATCAGATCACATGAAAAATTTTAATATAAAAACAAGTGATATGGGGCATGTTGCAGATGTTTTAGCTAATACTGTTTCAAATACCAATGTAAATGTTCAAATGATTAGTGAGTCTTTGAAATATGTTTCAAATAGTGCAATGTCAGCAGGAATGGATTTAGAAACTACAGCAGCAGCAATTGGTTTAATGGGAGATAGTGCTTTAAAATCAGGACGTTCAGGAAGATATTTAGTAGATGCATTGTCAAGCCTAAAAGAAGCTAAAGTTCAAAGAGCATTAAAAAAAATGGGAGTTAATGTCTTAGATGCTCAAGGAAAATTTGTTGGTTTTACTAATGTGATGAAACAACTAGATAAAGTTATTGATAAAAATAATCCTTTTAAAACACAAGGACAGCTAATAGAAATATTTGGAAAACAAGGTTCAGAAGCATTTATGAATATTCTTATGGCTGAGAAGGAAATAAATGGTACAACTTATAAAGGAGTAGAAGCATTAGAAAAATTTATTGAAGCCAATAGGAATGCTATTGGTAAAGCTAAGGAAATGTCAGATACCATTTTGGATAGTCCCTCTGGGAAATGGGCATTATTACAGTCAGCAATTTCAGACGTAAAGTTGAAAATAGGACAAGCTATTTTTACAAAAGGTGGAAAGCAATTAATTGATATAGCTATTGAATGGTTAAATGAACTTTCAAATGTTCTTTCTGGAAATTTTAATGATACAAAGGCTAATAAATTTTGGCAGTCTTTTATAGAAAATGGAAAAATATTTTTAGATGCAATGATAAAAGTTGGGACAGTACTTTGGGGAATTTTTAGAATTCTAAATACAATAGGAATAGATAATATTATAGTATTTCTAACAGTTTTTAGTGTAACATCTAAAGTAATTAAATTTATTGGAGCATTTCAAAAGCTTACAACAACAGTACAGGCTGCTGGTGGAGTCATGGCAGTATTAAAAGCAGGAATAACTGCTTTAGGAGGTCCAATTAGTTTAATAATTGCTGGAATAGCTGTTCTTGGATACATTATTTATAAATATTGGGATGAAATAAAAGCATTTGTAAAAGCTATTCCTGGATTTTTAGCAGAATTCTTTACAGGTGTTTGGAATGTACTTAGTGGAGTTATTGGAGCTATATGGCAAGGTATTGTAGATTTATTTAATTGGATATTAAATAAAATTACTTGGCTATGGGATAAGATTGTTGGAGTTTTTTCAACTTTATGGTCAGTACTTACTAAGATTTTTAGTGCTATTTGGGATAAAGTTACAGGTTTCTTCCAAGGTCTATGGGAAAGTATAACTGGACTTTGGGATAAAGTAAAAACTGGATTTTCTGAAAGATTTACAGCAATGTTAAATTCTTTTAAAGATACTATTGCTAGTATTGCAGAAAAAATAAAAGGCTTTTTTGCAAAACCTTTTGAACTTATGTCAGATGCAATAGCTGGTGCAAAGGAAAAAGCTTTAGATTTTGCAAGAAAAATACCAGGAATGAAATACATCATTGGAGAAAAAGAAAATATAGGAACTACAAAAGCTACAATAAATGGAAGCCATGCTAATGGATTAAATTATGTGCCATTTGACGGTTATATTGCTGAGTTACACAAAGGTGAAAGAGTTCTTACAAAAGATGAGAATGAAAGTATCTTTGGAAGTTTAAGAAATAGACTTCAAAATGCTACTCAAAGTAGTAAATCAGAAAATAGCACAAGTAGTGAAAAGTCTATTACTTATCAAATTTACAATAGTTTTACTTTTAATGGAGTATCTGAAGATACTAAAAATAGCATTATAGAAAATTTACAAGAAAAGTTAAATGAACTTCAAAGACAATTAGAAAAAATGAAGGAGGAAAGAGAAACTTATGCAAGAACAAGTTTATAAGACAGAAGCAGGAGATACTTGGGATCTAATTGCTTTTAAACTTTTTGGAAATGAAAATCTTATGAAAGAGTTATTAGAAGAAAATATTGAACTCTCTGAAATAGTTATCTTTCCAGCTGGAGTTGAACTTTCTATTCCTGAAATAAAAGAAGATAAAAAGAGAGGTGTTGCTCCATGGCTAGTTCAAACTTAGTTAGGAGAGCCTCTCCTACCTTTTTTATAGATAATAAAGATGTAACTGAAGAATTATTAAAACATATAGTTGATGTTGAAATTATAGATAATTTAGAAGGTACATTAGATGAAATTATAATAAAACTTAATAATGAAAATAATAGATTTCTAACAACAAACTGGGCTATTCCAAAGGGAACTCAAATAAAGTTTGGAATAAAAACTCTTAATTGGAATAGTGAATTTGAAGGAGAAAGCCAAAGTGATGTAGGAATTTTTAATATAGATATAAGACAATTCAACAGAAAAACAGCAACATTTAAAGGAATATCTGGTCCACTTAATTCAAGGGATGTTAAAAGGTCTAAGATATGGGCTAATATCTCTTTAGAAGCACTTGGAAAAGAGTTTGCTGATAAATATAAGCTAAAGTATTTTTATAAAGTAAAAGATAATATCACTTTAAAAAATATAAAACAAGAGGAAGAGGAAGATTTCTCCTTCTTAAATAAGATTGCCCAGGATGAAGGAGTAAAGTTAAAAATATCTAGTGGAATCCTTATCTTATTTGAGGAAGAAATACTATCAGAAAATACTCCTCTTTTAAGTATTAGCTTGAACAATGTTGAGGAATTTGAAATAAAAGATAAATCTAATGATATTTATGATGCTATTGAAGTTAAATACTTTAATACTAAAAAACAAAAAGAAGAAAAAGCAATCATAACAAAACATGAACTTGAAACAGGACAAAAGTCTGATAATTATAAAAAGGTTTATGCTTTAAAATCCAGGGCTAAAAGTGGAGATTTAAAAAAATTAGCAAAGAAAACTCTTGAAAATGTCAATAAAAGAGAGATAGAAACAACTTTAAAAATTATTGGATGTAAGGAGTTATATTCTGGTTGCATTATAGCCCTATCTGATGCAGGAGAATTTTCAGGAAACTATGTAGTAACTAGACTACAACACAATTTCCCAAAATTTACTACATCTATTGAAATGTACAAAATAAAAAAAGATATGAAAGAGGAGAAAAAATAATGATTTCAGTTTTAAAAGGAACAGTAGGAATTATACAAAGTATCAATACAGCTGATTATACTGCTACTGTACAACTTCCTGAATACAACAATCAAATAACAGAGGGATTACAGATTTTGTCTCCTATAACATTTGGAAATAAAATAACTTCTATTCCAAAAGTTAATACTCCTGTATTTTGCATATTTCTAGGAGATGATACAGAAAGAGGTTTTATAATTGGAAGTTATTTCTCTGATAAAAATGTAAGTAATTCACAAGAAGATGAATATAGAATAGATTTTCAAGGTTCAAGTTTAATAGTAAAAGAAGATGGGAATATAGAGTTAAAAGGAACTTTGACAAAAATAGACAGTGAAGTTCTTATAACAGGAGATACAACAATAGAAAAAAATATAATAGTTTCAAATAATGCAACAATAAATGGAAGTATGAAAGCTGAAAAAGGTTTTGAAACTAATAAGGCAACATTAAAAAATGGAAAATTAGATGTTGAATCTATTGACTATAAGGAGATGACTAAGAAATGAGTATATTAAATAGATTAACAAAAGACTTTTTGAATAATTTTACTACATTTGATTTTTCAAGTAATTTAGGAAGTTATGGAGATATTACTTTTACTGTTGCTCGTGGAAATGTTCTAACTCCTGATGCTATTGATTTAAGTATCTCATCTAAAACAGAAGATCATGACAATCTTGGAGAAGCTCCTTATACAGAGTTTATTCGTAGAAATTTAAGAACTATTTCTTTAAATATTAAGTTAGTTTATACACTGACTAATATAAATGAAGCCTTATTAAAATTAGAAAAAATCTGTGAAAATGGAGAGTATTATCCACTTATTTTAGGAAATAAACCTTTATCAAAATATGGATTTATGTTAACAGGCTTTAAACAAGGAATAAAGAGTACAAACTCAAATGGAGAGTTAGAAGTTGTAAACTGTTCTTTAACTTTAAAAGAATATATTCCAAAATTAGATAGACTTCTTTTACCAGCTACTAATAATTTAACTACGGAAAATAGAAGAAATAATAGTAGTGGAAAAAACAAGAAGAAAAATAAAAAAGTATTAAAGAAAAAATCTAAAAAGAATGTTTATTCAAAAGATAAAAATGAAAAAAAATGGCTACATGGATTAATTGAAGATGATTTAAGAGGATATTAATAGGAGGAAATTATGATAGTTTCAAATAAGACTATTCCTCAACATCCAAAATTAATGGAATTGTATATTCTGTTAAATACGAAAAGAGGAACAGTACCACTCCACAGAGATTTAGGAATAGATAACAGAATGATTGATAGACCAATTACAGTAATAAAAAATAGTATTTTTAATGACTTACAAATTCAAGTTAGTAAGTATATAAAAGGTCTTACATTAAATAATGTTGAATGTAAAGCTACTGAAAATGGACTTGAAATTGAATGTGAGGTTGAAATAGATGAAAGAATTTAATTTAATAGACTCTAATCCTGAAACAATTTTAGCTGATGCTTTAAGATTTCATGAAGAAATTACTGGAGAAAGATTAGAACTTTGTACAAAAGAAGCATATTTATACTCAACAGTTGCAGCATTATTATCAAATATAAAGGCAAATATGAATGATGTAGCAAAACAAAACTTCTTAAAATATTCAAGAGAAGAAAGATTAGACTTGAAAGGCAATTTTTATGGAGAAAGAGGAGCTAGATTAAAGGCTAACAAAGCAAGAACTACAATTAGATGTCATATTTCATCAGTTGTAGCAAAAGATGTTGTTATTGCAAAAGGTACAAGATTTCTTTATAAAAATTATATGTTTTATACAGAACAAGAGTACAAAATTAGAAGTGGAGAAACTTATGTTGATGTGATAGTTGTTGCTGAAATTGCTGGTAATTTAGGAAAAATACTAGCTGGTGAAATCAAAGAAATTGTTGATAGATACGAGTATATGAAAGAAATAACTAATATTACAGATGTAACAGGTGGTAGAGAAGAAGAGGAAGATGAAGAGTATAGAAATAGATTAGAACTTATACCTGAATCATTTACTACAGGTGGTTCAGAAGGCTCTTATGAATATTGGGTTAAGAAATCATCTAACCTAGTTACGGATGTCTTTATAAACAGTCCTAAACCTAATTATATTGATATTTATGTTGTGAATGGTTTGGAACATATATCACAAGAAGAAAAAACAAAAATAAAAAATTATATAGTTGAGAATAAAAATATTAAAGTTTTAAATGACCAGATAGAAATTAAAGACCCAATATTTCACAATTATAATATTGATTTAGATTACTGGGTTTATGATAGTTCGCTAGTATCGAAATCGGAGATAGAAAAAGAGCTGACAAATTCATTAGAACAGTATACTAAATCTTTTAAAATGGGAGAAAGTATAAATTTACAAGATATTATAGATATTTCTAAAAATGTTGAAGGGGTAAGAAGAGTTGAAATAAAATCACCTCAAACTTATAAAGGACAAAAATTTTATTTAGCAAAATGTGGAACTATAAATATTTCTTACAAAGGAGCAGAGTCAAGATGAAAGAGCAAAATTTTATATATGATGTAACGAACATAAGAGACCTTGCTCCTGATATTTTAAAAGATGATAAGCAATATAAAGTTATATTAACTGTTATAGATGCACTTATCTCAAAACACATTGTTGCTAATATAGAATATTTAGAGTTTCTTGAAAGAATAGATACTATGACAGAAAAAGAGATAGATATGCTTGCAAAAGAATTAAGTGTAGATTTTTATGATTTTTCTATGTCTATTGAGGAAAAAAGAAAAGCATGTAAATTATCTTTTCAAATCCATTCAATTAAGGGAACAAATAAGGCTATTCAAGATGTTTTAAATATCTTTTATGAAAAAGCTAATATATTGGAATTTCCAGAATTTAATGGGGATAATGGAACATTCAAAATAGAAATTATGGGAACAACTAAAAATAACCTAGATATTATGATAGATAGAGTGGAAAAAACAAAAAAGAAATCACAACATTTAACAGGAATTACTTTTAAAAATAACTCTGTATCTCCTTTATATATGGCAACACATATGAGATATGGAACAAAAGTAATACTATATCCACAACCAAGTTACTTCTATCTTAATAATCTAAATTTGGTAAATAAAAACGGAAAATATACTTTAGAAAAAAGAGGTGAAAGAAATGGCTGATTTTAATAGTCACATCATTACAAATGCTGGAAGAAACCTTTTAGCAAGAGCATTAGCAGGGGAAGGTAAAGTTCTATTTACCAAGGCAGCATTTGGAGATCAAAAACATTCAGGAAATTTAAGAGAAGTAACTGAATTAAAAAATAAAAAACTTGATTTAAATGTAATGAATATAAGAAATGATAATGGTACTGCTGTCTTAACAGTGCAAATATCAAATCAAAATGTAGATCAATCTTTTCAAACTGAAGAATTTGGAGTTTATGCAAAAATAGAGGGTGATGCAACAGAAATTCTTTATTCATATACAACAGCTGTATCTGCTGATACTTTTCCAAATAATAGATTAGGAAAAACATATGAATCTATTCAAGATATCTATATGGCTATTTCAAGTGATATAGAAGCTGAAATATATGTAAGAGATGGTGTTATTTATTTAACAAGAGATATTGCTAATCAAGTTTATACAGAAACAGGATTAATAGCTGTTGGTACTTTAAAAGGAAGAAATAACTTAGAAGCAGATAAACAATACCTGGCAGATAATGGACATTGGTATAAAAATATTGGTGGAAATAGAACTTGGGAAGCAACATCAGGAACTCCTGATGAACAATTAATTCCAATAACTTGGAAATACTTATATGAAAGTCTTAATAATAAAGAAAATCAATTAATACAAAATATTAATGGAATTTTAGGACAAAATAATGGAGAGTTTCCTGTTGAACAGGCAGTGGCAGGAAATATATATTATTTTCCAAGAAATCAAAAATATTACTATTGTTTAAAAAGCCAAACTAGTAGAGTGAGTGTTCCAAATGCAGACTTTGAAGAATTATCTATTTATCAAAATCGGAAGAAATTGGAAAATTTCATTAAAGTTAAAAATAATAAAATATTTACAATAGGCAATATTTGTATAGAAACTATAAACTGTACCCCTAATATAGCAGGGGTTAGAACTGTAAAAATTGAGAGTGACTTTAAAAATATATTTAGTATATTTCTAACTGGATATATCACTGAAGGACAAAATGCTGAACATCTTATGAGACAGGTAGTTCATGATTATTATTCTAAAATAATAGCAACTAAACAAGTTAGATTATATGCTGCAGGAAACCAGTCTATAGAACTAACTATAATAGGAACTATTTAAAGATTTTAATTCCTTAAGAGTATAAAGAAATCAACTTTGCAAATACCATTTTGGATATTTCCACTAGTTGCATCTAGAGTAGAAAAGTCTAAATTATCTCCACTATGTATAACTGCAACAGAACAATTATCTTTTTTAGCAGTAGCCATAACTATAGAATTTTTAAAACTAAAACCATTAGCTATTAATGTTTTTGAGGCAGTAGCTCCTTTAGTTTCTAAAGAACCTATAACAATTTTTCTATTTAAAATTGTTAAAACATCATAATCAGTTTTATATTCAATTTTATACAGATTTTCCACAGTGGAAAATCTCTCAAGAAAGTCAAAGATGCTATTATACAATGGAGGCTCTTTAGTTCCAAACAATTCTATTTCTGCTAATCTTGAAGAATGGGATTACTTTACCTTTGGAATAGGAAGTGCAGTTTTTAATGGTAAAGATCGAATAGCCTTTTTTGTAAAAAATGTCTTTCAATATGGTGGTGAAATAATGAGATTCCAAGGAATAGAATTAAAATATAATGTTTCTAATAAAACTCTTAAAGTCATTAACAATGGTGGAAATCTATACTATATTGAACAACATTCTAGTTTAATTTAAACTCTTGCTATTATTAAATAAGAAACTGTGCCTCTTCCACTTGAAGCTATATTTGACTTTATTGAAAGTGTTGTTGGAGATGTCATTAATGCTGAAACTGTTGTATTAGTCAAATTCAGATTAATTTCTCTCCAAGAACAAATAACATTTGCATTTTCCCAGTTTTTGATACTTTCTCTAATTTCAAAATTTTGAATTGAATTTGTTCCAAAAATATAGTTAAAACTTCCATAAACAATAATCCTATTAAATAACTCAAAATATCCACCATTTTGAGCTCCATAGGTATCAGTTTTGATTAAATTTTCCACTGTGGAAAATTTATTTACAAATACAGTTGAATTAGCAACTAAAATAACTAAAAGTACAAATATTCCAGAATTAAAAAATTATAAATTTTGGCTTGTAGACATAAGTATTTCCATTCATCTTAATGGAATAAGTCATCAAAAATATACTTTTACAGCAACCTCAGCTGTTGGATTTTTCTATAATGATAATTTTCATACCCTTGGAAAATATGCTGTTCAAATTGATACAAATGGTAATATAACACTAACTGGTGAAGCTGTCCAAAATGGTTATATTAAAGTTAGTATTTATGGAATATACTAAAATCTTATTTTAAAAAAGTTGTTAATTGTCCCATAAATGTATTTTTTAATGGTAATTGACTATCAGTAGACTGGACTGTTAAAACATTATTAACTAATGTAAATTGTCCACTACTTCCATTATTTCCAGTTATAGATGATGCTGTATTGTGACAATTTAATGGTAAATTACATTTATACTCAATTCCATATTTTAGTGTTTCTATTAAATAGGTATATGCAGCTATAAGAATTAAGTCACCATACTGAAATATAGTAAATTTAACACCAGTAGGGGTTGAAAAAAATTCCTGAATTTTAAAAGTTGACAAATTTTCCAACAGTGGAAAATTTACAAAGATATGAGGTACTAGATAAATCATCTGAAACCAATTACACAACTTTAAGCTTTAGTAAAATTGGACTCATTGGACATGTTTTTGTAGATATACCAGCTGCGATTTCAAAATCATTAAGAGAAGGTACACTACTTTTTACTTTTCCAGATGGATATAGACCAAAATCATTTAACTTAAAACTTATAATATCTCATTTTTCTGGACAAACAGCAAGAACTAGATATGATGCTTCTACAGGTAAAGTTTACATGCTTTCACCTTTAAATATTACTGAAAGTATGTATTTAGATACAATGTATATTTTAGAAAGTTAATTATATATTTGTAAACTTCTAAGATAAAAACTATGGCTAGAATCCCCTGTTGATTTTAATTGTATGTTATTACCAATTATTCTAATATATGCACCACTATATCCAAATCCTGGTGTTGAGTTTATTAAAAAATAATAACCTTTCTCAAATTTTAAATTATCTATATGAAAACTGTAATTTAGACTTTTATCTCCAAGAATATTAAATACAACGATATTTATATATTTATCTGAAATATCTATAATTCCTATATTTTGCCACTGTTGATTTATAAGTATTTTTATATTTCCACTGTCATATTTTAGATTATTAATTTTAAATAAATTTTCCATTATTTTAAGAATTGTATAATTAACTTATCAAAAATAGGAGGTTTAATTATGCAATTAATGATTTTAGAAAATCTAAAAAAAGAAAATGTGGAAATTTATTTGGAGTATTTAAATAGTTGTAGAAGTAGTAATTGGGAAACTTGGGAAACAACTTATAAAACATATTGTAATAATTTTAAGTTATTTCTAGTGTGGTTTCAAAAGTCTTATAAAAACAGGCTTTTATTAAGTAAAGACACTTTATTAGAAATGCCTGGCATAATAGAAAATTATAGAAATTATTGTAGGAATTTAGGAAATAGTAAAAGAACTTTAATGAATAAGACCACTGCAATATCAACATTCTATGCCTGGTGTGTTAGAAGAAATAAAATCAAATATCATCCATTTTCAGAGAAATTGGATAGATTAAGATTTACAGAAAGAGATAAGATAAGGAATAGCTATTTTTTAACAACAGAGCAAATACTGACTGTTCGTTTATATATGCAGGTTGAAACTAAAAAATATGATTTACAAGATAGAATTTTATGGGAACTATTTTTAGATAGTGCCTGTAGGATATCAGCAATTCAAAACTTAAAATTAGAGCAATTAGACTTGGAAAATGGATACTTTACAGATGTTAAAGAAAAAGAAGGTTATATAGTAAATGCTTTCTTTTTTCAAAAATGTAAAGATTTAATAAAAGAATGGTTAGAGTACAGAGAAAATAAAGAAATAAAAAGTGAATGGCTTTTTATTACAAAATATAAGAATACATATAAGCTAATGACACAAGGAGCTATTCGTGGAAGAATTAAAAAGTTAGGAAAAATTTTAGGAATAGAGGATCTATATCCTCATACATTAAGAAAAACAGCTATAAATCTTATTAATAATCTTGCTGGATTAGGATTAGCAAGTAGTTATGCAAATCATAGTAGCAGTGGGGTTACAAGTAAGCATTATATACAAAAAACAAGTGCTACTGAAATAAGAAATACTCTTATTGTAGCAAGAAAAAAACTAGGTATTTTTTAGCAAAAAAGTATAGAGATTTTCAAATTTATTCAAATTTTTATGATTAAAAATGTATTTTTGAGAGCTTTTTATATAAAATTCTTAGATTTTATATTTAAGAAAAATTATAAAAATATGCTCAAAACTACAAAATTAAACCTTAAATTCTTTATAAATTTGAAAATCTATTCAAAATTGAAAGGAGAAAATTATGTTCTACATATATACAAAAGAAAAAATAGCAAAAGTAAAATTTACTGTAAATTTAACAGCTAAGGAAGTAAAAGAGTTTATGGGAAATAATTTATTTTTAGATTATCCTGAATTAAACAAAGATGATTATATAGTTGTTGAAAGTAATGAAGTTTTTAAGCATCCAACTTATGATAGTATAACTAATACTATAAGAGAAATGACTAGAAATGAACTTATAGAAGAGGATATAGAAATTTCACTTGCTCCAGGAGAATATATAGAAAATAAAAAATTAAAGTCTATTCCACAACCAAGTATTTACCATACTTGGAATACTGGAACGCATAATTGGGATATAAATATGGAAGATGTTAAAAGAACTTTCAGACACAAGTTCAGAGAAATTCTGTTGGAAAAGATGTTTGGTTCTTATGAGCATAATGGTAAGATTTTCCAAATGAAAGAATATGATGAAATTAATTTTATGCGTGTAAAAATGGCATTAGACATTGCTGGAGAAACAGAAGACTATAGTGTCATTCAACAAGCCTTAGTAACATTGGGAATACCAATAACTGAAGAACTTGAAGAAAAAATAAAAGGTGCAATGAAAGTTGGAAAGCTAAAAAATCTTTTAAAAACTTTAACAACTCCTTGGAGATTAAAAGATAATTCTGTTGTAGATATACCTCTTGGAGAATTAAATTTAATTTATTTTTCTTGGATACTAAGAGTTATAACTGCACAAAACAAATACACTGCTATAACAAAAAAAATATTAAAAGTTAAAACTGTTGAAGAAATAGAAGCTATTAAATGGGAATAAAAAGAAAAGAGGTAAAATATGAAAAAATTCGCACTAGTGATTGGACATAATCCAAGAGGAAAAGGGGCATACAGTAAATATCTAAATTTATCTGAATATGAATACTGGAGAGATGTCTGTGATGAGATAAATAACTTAGATGATAATATTGATATTTACTCAAGAAAAGCTGAACAAAATTACATTCAAGAAATGAAACCTGTTGTTGATGAAATTAATAAGCATAATTATGAATTAGCATTAGAATTACATTTTAATGCTGCTTCTCCACAAGCAAATGGATGTGAAAGTTTAGTTTATTTTAAGAATGAACAAGCTAAAAAATATGCTGAACTTTTTATGAAAAAATTAAAAACTGAGTATGGAAGTAATATAAGAAAAGAATGGAACAAATTAAAAGAAAAGAAAATAGATAAAAATGGTAAGGACGTAATGATAGAAAAGACAGTAGAAACAGAGGGGATAATCCTCATTACTGATTCCAAAACGAGAGGAGGTTATGGAATATGCAATACAAATTGTACTTATGTTTTGGTTGAATCCTTCTTCGGAACTAACGAAGAAGCAAGTAAATTTAAAGATGTAAGAAAAATGGCACATTTTATAGTTGATTTTATAAATAGTATTAAAATTTAGGAGGTTTTTAATTATGGATAAAAAATTAATATGGCAAGTTTTAGGATATATATTTTCAGTAGTTACTTATATTGCATTAACTTGGAGATATAAAGGAAAGGAAGAAGCAACAACTGAAGTAAGAAATGAGGTAATGAAACAAGAATTAGCTATACAAGGAAAAGGTTTAGGAGAACTTAAAAAGAAAGCAGTTCAAGAATTTGTTTCTAAATTACCACCTCATGTAAGAATTTTTATTAATGAAAATACAATAGAAGCAGTAGTAAAAGAACTACAACCAATTTTTAAAAAATTAAAAGAGGGGAAAGATAATGGAAATAACAAAACTAGTGACACATCCACTTTATGATGGAAAAAGACATGAGTTATTTCAGGATTATATTTATGAAGTTAATGGGTACAGGATTACTGTACCCAAAGGCTTTATTACAGATTTAGCTTCTGTTCCTCGTTCATTTTGGACTATATTCCCTCCATTTGGAAAATATACTCCAGCTGCTGTTATTCATGATTTTCTTTACAGTGAACACAATACAACAGGAATAAATAGAACTTTAGCTGATAAAATTTTCCTACATATTATGAGAGAATTGAATGTGGGATTTTTAAAAAGAAAGGCTATGTATAGAGCTGTAAGGCTATTTGGAGAAATTTCCTGGAAAAAGAAAAAAAATAATGAAGGCTATAAAGATAAGGCAGTAATAGATAAAACAGATGAAGCTATATCTTATTATAGTCATTGGAAAAAGATACTTAAATTGTAATTAGGGGTTGGTATAGTGGGGACATTCATGATAAAAGTTGGAGCATTTATAGTAAAAATGTGGGCATATTTTATTGCTTTTTTAATTTGGCTTATTGGTGGATTTGATACCTTAGCAAAGGTTTTAATGGGGCTAATGTTAATTGATTATGCATCAGGAGTATATGCTGGATATAAGTTAAAGAATCTAAATTCAAAAAGAGCATATAAAGGAATAGAAAAGAAGTTATGGATTTTAGCTTTATTATGTGGAGCATCTTTAATGCACAGATTAGTTCCAGGTATTGGTTTTAGAAATTTAGTTGGAATATTTTATTGTGCAACTGAATTATTAAGTATTGTAGAAAATGCTGCTAAAGCAGGAGTACCTGTCCCTAAGAAATTAAAAAAAGCATTAGAACAATTGAAAGATGAAGATAGAGAAAAGAAAGAATAAAAGGACAGTTCAACTCTGTCCTTTTTTAATAAAAAAAACTTTAAAGGTTCAAAAAAATATCTTGACTTTTTTGAACCTTTAAAGTATAATAGATATATAAGGAGGTGAGGAAATGTCAACTTTGAAGGAGGTATTGGAGATAATCTTTTACATCTTATCTATCATTGTTCTTATCAAGCAATTGAGAAAATAGTGAGAAATAAGATGTAATGAGAGAAAGGAGGTTTGAGAGTGATTTCACTCCTCCAATCTCCCTTACCTTCCTTTAAAAAATTAAAAACTAGGAGGGATACAATGGAAGTATTAAGAGCTATAAATGATATATTACAACCTATCACATTAATACTTGTGATAATAGTATTAATAAAACTAAATAAAAAGAAATAAGCCCTCTTAGTTAAACTAAGAAGGCTTGAAAACGTCAACTTTGAATTTGTAATTTATTATAACATTTATATCAATTAAAATCAAGGAGGAAAAATGAAAGGTATAAAAAAGATGGGAAGACCTCCTGCAAAAGACCCTATTAGCTATAGTATAAAAATAGGATTAAATAAAGAACTTTATGAAAAAGTCCTTGAATACAATGAAAAGACAGGAAATTCAATAGCTGAAACAGTAAGAGAAGCATTAAAAATATTGTTGAAAAAATAAGGAGGAGTAAAATGGAAAAATTAGAAATTAAATTAGTAAACAATTTTATATGTGATGTAGCAAGATTTATAGAACATAAGGATAATAAAGAAAGTGGCTATAGAAAGCATCCAATGAGAGATTTTAATTGGGACTTTATAGATGATAGTAGTATTTTTGACAATGAAATCTTTAAGTATATAAGAAGTTTTAATTTTGAAATAAAATTATTAAAAGAAAGATTATTAGATAAAGAAAAAACTAGAAATGAAAAAACTGAACATTGGTATCATGTAAGTGATATTTGTATAAAGTATTTAATAGAAATATATAAAATAATGAAAAAAACAGAAAATTTCAATATTTTTCACGGATTTAAAGATATAGTAGAAGATTGTTATCAAACTATTTTAAAAGATTTATATGATTATAATAAAAATGATAATACTTTATATATCAATGATATTAAAATTTTAGAATTTTTAGATGATATTTCTTCTGAAAATATGCCTGAAAACTTAAAAGAAATAGCAAATGACTTAGGAAGAGAATTAGATACAAATAATAAAGATTCCTTAAAAGAAATAGCAGACATAATTCGTGAAGATGATGAAAATTTTAGAATAGGGTTACATTGGGAAAATCTCTCAGAAGCAAGAAAATTAGCTTTTGAAATATAAAAAGTGCTTTACTATAAAAAATGAACTTTAAACATAAAATGTACTCTAAAAAGAGAATAAAATTTTATGGAGGTAAAAAATGGAATTAAAAGAATTTAGTACAGCAGTAGGAACAGTATTAGGGTATTATAAAGAAAGGGTTAAGAACTTAAAAGGTATTACAGATATAGATAATGCCTTAAAAGAAATTGGAAGAACTAAAGAAGTAAAAAGAGCAAAAGAATTAATTTATAATATTACTATGTCAAATAGTAATATAGAACTTGAAGACAGGATAAGAAGAAATATAAGTGATATAATGTTATTTGAAGCAAAAGAAGAGTTAGATGGGAATTTAATGCTAGGATATTATTATAAGGAACAAGCATAG